TCTTCCTAATGAATTAATTCCTACAGATGTTATTCCAACTACATCACCTACACTATAACCACTACCACCACTTGCTATGGTTGCAGCAGATGCTACTCCATTATTAATGGTAATATTAGCAGTTGCATTTCTACCAAAACCACTAATAGTATTAAGAGCAACATCTTGATAAGTAAAAGCACCTGAAGATGGAGTGTATCCAATTCCAGAATTAGTAATGGTCAAATTACCATTTGCTGTTCCTGCTGATCCAACAAAATTACCAGTAGCATTACTGCCATACTGTTGAATAGTATTTCCTAATGTTATTCCACTATCAGTTATTGTAGTATTAAATCCAATTCTTATTTTATTAGAATTAATACTAAATGCCTCACCAGTTAATGGTTGATTAGTATCAGCATATGTTACTAAAGGAGGGTTATGGAAATTAATAGATCCAGTCTCTGCAGTAAAGAATGCTTTACGAAGAGTAAACTTAAGATCTTCATATTGACTTGGGTTCCAAGTTTCACCATTTTGAGATTTGAATAAAGATCCTAAAGTTGGTTGAGAACTAACAAGTATTTGTTCAGATTCAGGTTTATCCTTAGTTTGAACATCAACTTCTCCCATTCTAGAAATCCAAGCAGTATATTCATTACTTGTAGATAAAAGAACTAAAGCATAAGATTGACTTCCTGGAAGGAAAACAGGAGCAGGGAATGTTACTGTAGTAACAGCACTACCATCTTCAGATATATTAACTTGATCTGGATCTAAAACTACTTCACCAAAAGGAATAATTTCTGTAGTAGGAACACCAGATTTCATTGTTCTTAATTGAACACTGACTGGCAGGAATTCATCCTTAGATCCAAAATAAAGATCTACTGAAGTAGCATATATTCCTATGGATTGTCCTACATAGAAAGATTGTGCTAAAGGATCATCTTGTCCAGATGGGCAAGGTTTAGTTAATTTATTATAACCAGAAGCAGTTTTGATACCAGTTGTTTTAGAAAGCTTTTTTAAACCAGCAGCTGCTGCAGCTTTTGTTACAGATGCCTTTCCTGCTTTAACCTTTTCAGCAAAAGCCAAATGCTTTCTCATCTCAGACTTTGCTGCAGCAAAGTAGGTAGTAGAACCTTTTTTAATACCTGCTTTAGCAAGAGTATTGGAGATTGTAGCTCCCCAGAATTTAGCAGCACCAGCAGTTAAGCTATGACTATTACCTCTTCTTTCAGCATAAGCAGCAGCAATTGGATCTATAGAACTTACTACAACTGGTGGATTATTACCTACAATTCTAACTCGTGTCATTCCAGTTCCAGATTTAATATATCTGTTCTCATATCTAATTGATGGACCATGTGGCTTAGGAGGAAGTCTTCTTGGAGGTGGATTGTAAGGAGGACTTCTTCTTGATACTACCCTACTAGATACTGTAGTGGTTTTAGCTCCTTTTATAGATTTGCTTTCAGATCTGGTTAGAGTATCAGTAGCAATATTTTTTACACTTATAATAGTTGCTTGTAAGGTTTCAAGATTTCCTGTTGCATCAAATCCCTTTGTAGCATCAGTAGTAACATTTCCTTCTATCTGACTATTAATCTTACTGCTTGTAAGTCTGAAGATCTTTTTACCAGTCTCAAATTTTGGATTTGATATATTATTAGGATTAGGAATAAAGAATGAACCAATAACACTTCCAACAGTATCAGTTCTAAGTCTTACATTAGAAATTGAAGCTTGAGCATTAGAAGTCTGACCTACCAATTTAAGATCTTTTTCAACATATCCATAGAAAGTATTATCTGATTTCTCAGCCAAACTTTCCAAATCTATATTTAAAATAGTAGATGTTGATGAATATAATTCAGGAATAATAGAAAGATTGGAGGCAGCAGAAGCATCTGCAGAAGTAGTTGATGATGAAGATGGAATAATATTATCAAGCAATATAGCATCAGTTAAAATTGCAGTTCCTTTATAAAGAGGAGTAAATTGATAATATGGATTAGCTTTATAAACTTCAGTAGGATTATCTATAGATCCTCTCTTATGATTAGATTGAGCTACTTTAAATCTAATTAATTGTTTTCCGTTAGATGTAGTTCCTATGACAGTCTCACCTACTTGGAAAGATCCAGTGACCATTGAAATTTCAAGAAGTTTTGGAACAATATACTTACTTACATCTTGTCCATCAAAGAATGCATAAACTCCTGTTATTGGTTTTAATTTTTTAGCATCAAAGCGCATATTACGCTGTCTCATGTAAGAACTTAATTGAGTATTAATTACCTTAGGACCTTCATTGATAGTACTAAAAGTTTCTCTAACAAGTTTTTTAGTTCCTTTTCTAGTGGCAGTTCCAGTTTTTTGTCTAGTAGTAGCAGTCCTTCTAATTAAAGAATTTCCGTGCCAAGATTGTCCTTGGTTCTTAGTAGAAACAACTTGAGATCCAGTCCAATTATTTTTCCAACCACCCCAAGTTACTGGACTATATCCAGTTCTAGAGTCAAACTCAGAAGCACTTAACTGAGATGCAGTATTAGTATAAGTAGTAAGATCTTCATGCTTAGCTTCAAGAGTGACTTGATCTACCCAAATATCAGAATCTGGAAGAAGATCTATAGTTCCTCCATAATAACTAACAAGATATGGAGTAACATTTTCAACTCTAGTGGCAAAAAGTTGTTCTATATGAATATCCTCTACATAATCTAAAGTTAATACCCTTCCAGTTTTTCTAATTCCATTAGCACTATCTAAATCTAATTTCAGATCAAGTAAAGTTGTATGAGGAGAAGGTCTTAATTCTCCATTTTGATAATCAATACTATTCTTAACTACAGTCTTCTTAATTTGATTTTCTGTATCAGCAAAATCATCTACAAAGAAACCAGATTTAAATCTATTCAATCCATCACTATCAGTAATATTCATATTTAAAGCATCATTCTCTAATAGTGTAAGAGATGTATAAAACTCTAAATTTTCAATTCTCTTTTCAAGTTTATTGATATCATTCATCTGATATCTTTTATAATTTGCAAGTTCTATGCTTACATCATTAATATTAAAAAGATATGCTGGTAGAGAAATAGATGCTACTTCTAAAGCCCCATCTATAGGAACTGGATATTCTGGGGTTTCGCATGGAGTTCCTGTAACTAATTGAAAATCACCCTCTTTAGTAAGATAAATTTTATCCATTCTAGGAAGATAGAATGAATAATTTAATAAAATAGAACCATCAGATGCTAAAATATTTTTAGCAGAATTGCCATCTCCATCAAAAGATCTTCCTAAAAATTCAAAAGGAGATCTAGTAGTTCCTGAAAAATCAGTAACTCTAGGTCTTATATCAATTATATCACTAGAACCAGTATCATTTATTTCTGGTAAGTCTTTATAATCAAAATTCTTATAAGAATCAACAGTGGTAATATCTCCAGTATCAGATGATGCAAAATAAGCAGATTCAAATATAATACTTAGTTTTCTAAATGGAGCATCAAATTCAGGTTTTCTTATCAATCTAGCATAATCATAGATAGTGTTTCTTTGTCCATCATCATAAGTGAACTCCTGAGTGATATTATTAGAACCTATTGTAAGAGCTGCTACTGTAGCAGTAATTCCAGATTCTTCAAAAGTAACAATCTCTCCAACTTTAAGATCTAATTCATTTGTACTAATATAGTTAATATTAGAATCATCTGCTTTACTTACATAAATTCCTTTAAAATTAGTATCAGAACCAACAAAATGATCTCCAATTAAAAGATCTCCTGTTTTTGCTGTTGAACTATTAATAGAACTTAAAGTTACTTTAGGTAAAGCTGGATTGCTGGTATTTTTGGATTCAAATATTCCATGCACTTTTACAACATCAGGAACATTTAATGAAATTTCTTCATCTTGAACTCTAGTTCCATAAACTGTACCATAGGTAAGACCATCATTTATTGTAGTAGTTCCAATTCCAGAAGATGCATCTTTAGAATTAGATATATTTAAAACATTAATCTTCTTCCTTTCTTTGATTTTTGAACTTACATTTACTTTACGTAAAGTAGCTACTAACTTAGCAGTATCATTACTACCTAATCCATTAATAGTTAACTCAGTAGATCCTGCATTAAAAGCAAATTTATCAGCAGATAATGATTCTGTTGAACCATCAGTTCTTATTAAAATATAATCCTCTTCATCATAAGGTAAAAATGTTTCAAAAGCACTTCCACTACCAATAGCCTCTGTTGAGTTATCTGTAATAGTAACATCAAATTGTTTTTTAATTGTAATATGAGAATTAGTTAGATCTACACTTTCAATATTGTTTTTGGGAAATTTAGTATATAAATTATTATCTACTGAAGATTGGAATTGAGAAGATAATACTTTAAAATTGGATGGATTAATTATAGATGTAGGTAATCCACCTTCACAAATACCAGCAACAGTAGTAACACCAGAAATAGTTAAAGAATGTTGAGATACACTTTCAACTTTAGCAAAAGAAGCAGTACTAACTCCACTAATATTGGTATTAGTATAAGAAACCAAATTACCAACAGTTGCTACTCCAACAAAATATTTTGTAACATCTGTACTAGTAACAGTAGAAATGCCCAAATAAGCTCCTGAAGTAGTAGCAGCACTAATATTAACTTCACCTATATGGAACAAACTAGATTGTTTTACATCAGCGTTGAATGTACTAGCAGTACTTACAGTTCCATGAATAGATTTAATATCACTAGTAGAATAAGAAGTAGATCCAGCTCCTATATTTCCACTCTCTACTCCATTAAAAATATATTGTTCTCCAGGAATAAAGGTTCCTTTAGTATTGTATGCAGTTACAGCAGTTCCAGAACTTACACTATATCTTAAATAACCTGTAGCTCCACTAGATTTTCCTTTAATATGAGTAGGAACAGTTAAAGTAGCAGCTGTATTTAAAGTTAAATCTGTATAAGTTTGAATATCATATAAAGCAAGATCCCACTCATTCTCATTAGGTCTTGAAGTGTTGTAAGATCCAGATTCTAAAGCAAAATCATATACACGTGCTAATCCTATCTCTTTACCAGCAGCAGTTGTACCTGCAGCACCAACTCTACTATCTCTTAAACTAACAGTATAGTCAGTTCCTATACCTATTACTGGAGATCCAGAAACTCTATTTAAAGTAAAAGTTGGACCAGTTACATAATTTATACTTTGATTTTCTAAAGTTTTTGTAGTTCTAGGTTTTTCAAAATCTATAAATGTAGGAGATACAGTTTCTACCTCATATCCTTGAACATAAGCTTTTCCAGGTGAAAACTTATAAGTACCTAAATCATCGCTAGGAGTATTATCATTATAAGTTGTTTGATCCTTTGTAAAAATTCCATTATTTCCCTCAAAATCATTTAAAGTATTTTTGGCAGTAAGAGAAAATGGTTTAATATAATAATTACCAGATTCATCATAAGTTCTAGCAGCTAATTCACTTGCCAACTCATTATAATCTTGTTTTTGAGCTACTGAAATTATATCACCACTTCTAACTTCCATCAACTCTATAAAGTTGGATGGTTTAGATACCTCTGAACCTATAACCTTTAAAGATATAGATAAATTTAACCTATCAGCACCTGGAGCAGTATAATTACTAAATCCTGATGCATTATCTTTTAATGTTTCATCTAAATCAGCATTAACAATATTTTCAGTTACTCTTAATCCAATTCTAACATCTACATCATTAGTATAAGGATCTATAACAACAGTTTCTGCTGGAACATCTACAAAATATCCTCTAATATAGTATATACCAGCGGATAGAATAGCAGCTGATCCATCAAAACAAGCGTCTTCACTTACTACTTGAGCAATAGGTTCTCCTGGTTGAAAAGTTAAACCAGATTGAGTATTTAATACATTATTATCTAATAATAAACTTTCTCCTGCACTAAAAAATTCATTATCCTCACCTCCAGTATTTAAATAGTGAACAAATAAAATATACCAATTTTCTTCAAGAGGGGCTCCTATAAATGATGTTATCTTAGCTTTTACTCCACTCTGACTACCAATTACTACTTGTCCAAGAAGATCGTCAAGATATGATTCTACATCTATTCCTTCATTAAATATTTGAATTCTAACAGAAGTATATGCTCCAGTATATCTAACTCCACCACCAGTTACAGAAGCACCTTCTTTAAAAATATGATTTCCAAATTTTTCAATCTGATCTTGAAGAACAGATTGAATTCCTGTTAATTCTCTTGCCTGTACTGGCAATCCAGGTTTGAATAATATTTTGCAATAATTATTAGTAGTATCAAAATCGTCAAAATAAGGAGCGACGTTTAAATTAGTTTCCTGAGGCATGATTCTTTAGAATTGCAAAATGACTTTGATATCTTCTCTTTGGTTAGCAGACCTAGTGATAGATGGTCTGTTATCAACATATATTATATTTCCAGAGTATTTTTTAACTTCAGGATTAGCAACGCCCTGAGTAAAACTCTGACCAAGGTAATATGTTCTATTATTTATTACAGTACTTATACCAGGACTTCCTACTGATCCAAAGTTAGTATCTATCCCTAAAGTACCTTCATTACTAGCAATATTTACATTTCCTCCAGTAGTTGGATTTGCTGTAAATGAGTGTAATGATAATCCATATGTTGGATCTGTTTTCAAAGAACCATCACTATTAAAACCAACTAAACTTTTATCTTGCCAATATTTTAAAACACCAGTTGTTTGATCATAAGAAACAACTCTACCCACAGCAGTAGATCCTAAACCTACAGTTTGAGTAACCTGTCCATCTAGATTAAAAGTAGCAGTTGTATAACCTGCTCCAATTAGTTTTAATGCATATAAAGCACTAGCCTTAGAAAGTTCTAAATTTGCAGTAGAATCATATGCTTGTGGATTTTCTACAATACCAATTCTAGCAACTTGGTTTCCTGTTATAAAATCTGGATTTTCTGTATCATTTTCAATTTTAGAGTAAACTAAAACATTACTTGCTCCCAATTCTCTGTAAATATCTGCACCATGTCCACCCTGAGGAGGAACAATAACATTAAAGATTGGAGTAGTGGTTCCTACAGGGACTCCACCACCAACCAAATCAATAGTTCCATATGTATATCCAGATCCACCTTTTGCAATATTAATAGATTCAACTTTAGCATCATTATTAATAACTATGGTAGCTTCAGCACCAGAACCATCACCACTTACAGGAACTCCAGTATAAGTTCTATTAGCAGTTCCTATACCAGATCCCCTATTAGTGATAGTTGCAATTTTTAATTGACCACTACTAGATGCATTATCTCTTACAGCAGCATTATCTGAACTTGTTTCCCAATCACTAGGGACAGGAATAAAATTAGTAGAATCAAATTTAGCAATGTCACCTGGTTTTATGGTATAAAGATATTTCCAAATATAACCATCTCCACTATCACCAGCAGTTTTTGGTTCAAGGTCTGTAAATGTAGGTTGGTCTAGTGATGGTCTTCCTGTAGTATTTTCTGGGTCTGTTCCATTTTGTAAGCAAATATAAACTTTAAAATCTTCATTTACAACATAATATTTTGAAGAATATAGATTAGTTGCACCAGATGGTTTTGCAGTATTTGTTCTACTAATATCTCCACGATACATGTCATAAGTTATACCTGATGTCCAAGTATTCTTATTCACCATTCTACGCACATCTGAAGAAGTTACTTTCTTCAGCGCAATCATAGTATCCCAATAATCATCTTCTTGATCAAAACTATCCTTAGGAGCAGGAGGATTGGCATCCCATGTAGAAGAATAGTTAGTAGCATTAGGCAAACCAACAAAAGAATAATATGAATTGACAGTAGAAGTTGCTGCTGAGACAAAATTCTCAGCATTCAATATTCTAAGTTGATCAGTTATAATGGCTGACATTTTTACTATTTTTTTAGTTATTTATGTGTTATAATTTACGTATCTTAAAGGGTTAACTCTTTCTATTATTGGTGAAGTAGATATACCACTTAATCCAGTAGAATTGCCAGCATAAGAAGTAAATGTTCTTGCTGATCCTCTAGGAGCAG